AAGTCCTGTCTAATCCTCTATCTTCTAACTCACCTCTTGTATTATCTATATAACCTTTTGTAAGTCCAAAGTTTTCAGCTGCCTCATTTAAATATACTATCTGATCTGAATAGTCCCAACCATCTAACCATGATTGATGAATTTGTTCTATACGTTCACCTTTTCTTTTAAATACAACTAAGTGAGACGGGTGTCTTTTCTTTCCCACGTCAAAGCCTGCAAAGATATCTTCATCATCTCCAAAATTATGTTTAAGAGTAGTGGGTAAAGATCTTAAATTAGCATCTTCACACTTTTCAATATCTTCTGTATCAAAATAAGCTTCGGTATTAAAGTGGGGTTGTAGTAAGAACTCCGAAGCAAATGACTTAGGTTTAGCTTTTTGTTGTTCTAATAACCACTCTTCACTATATAGTTCAGGCATCAATACTCTTCTATCCGGTTCTGGATCAAGAGCAGGCATTTTTCTAGATACGAATCTTTCATCCTTTTCTAATATAGTAAGTAAATCTCCGGGCATCATAGGTGTACCAACTACTACTACTGGTACTCCCTTATTAGGTATAAATAAAGATTCTGTTAAAAAGTGATCTTCAATCTTAGCCATCTGTCCTATAGCAAGAGGGCTTTCAGGGTCTTTCAATATGTCATCAGCAATTAATGCTCCATTAACGTGCATACCTCTTTTGAACGAAAATAGTCCTCCATGTAATATCTCTGCACTTCCCCCGTTACCTGTATCATATCTAAATGTAAAGTCAGCTTTAGGAGCTCTATTAGTCATCATGTCTTTTAAAAGGGGATTTCTATTAACCTCTTTATTGATTTCAGATATATGATACTTTGCCATAGTATCACTATAAGACAGGTATAAAATATTAGCATTTCCCTGTACTTTTAAAGTTCTCCATATACTAAAAGCGTGTCCTAGTATTGTAGATTTAAAGTGGGCTCTAGGTAATATAGCTAAATAATTAAGTCCATCTTCAATACATTTTTCAACTTCTTCAGTTAACTTACCTACATGCCACGCTTGAAAATATTCAGGATGTTCAAATCCCTGAGACCATATATCTCTAGTAAACTCCCAAAAGCTACCTATTTTATACTTATTACTCTTTTCGAGTTTTTCTGCAAGTAATTCAAAGGCTTTATTATATGTTGTTAAATCATCACTCATTATCTTTTGATGCCATCAATACTTTCAATTTTGCTGCAATACGTTTAATTAAATCAGGATCTTCAATTTCATCTACAAGAATATTAACTACATCCTGTATAAACTGAATATTAATTAATCCTTCTGCTACTTGTCTTTCTCCCTGTATACCAATATCTAAAGCCTTAACTGCATCAAAAGCTCTTTCAAAATCTAATATTTGTAACTCTGATCCAGCTTTATCTCTAATACTTTTATAAAGAGCCTGATGTTCATCCTGCATTTTTGCAAGTTTAGTTGATTCATTGTCCTTCATTTTTTCAACTGCCTGAACTTGTGTCTCTGCTTTTTTGGTCTTCCAATCATCTTGTCGTACCCATGCATATATAGTTTGCTCATTAACAACTACACGATGTTCAGCAGAAATTTGTTCAGCTATCTCTCTAGCAGAATAATCATCTGTTAGATATAATTTAAAGGCTCGTTCTTTTACAGCTTTAGGAAATTTTTTGGGCATTACATATACGCAGCATTAGACCAGTTTGTATCTGCGTTTCCTGATTCAATGCTCCCTCCAAATGGAGTACCATCTGATTGTATAAATTTACTAAAGTCTACATTATGTTTATTTTTATTACCAGCTACGTTAAAACATTCTGGTACTTTATGTTTTATACCACCTGATGTCACTATTTCTTTATATTTTATACCAATCTCAGCTTTGTTACATATACCTTGTATCATTGCATCTTTAGGTCCAAGAGGTTTATATTGAGGATTTTCTAATAATGTAGCTATCTTTCTTTTAGCCCCTTCTGGTTGCTCATTATGCATGCATCTGTAATAATCACACCAGACAACTTTAGCATATTTAGCTTTAAACTCTTTAGCTGTCATGCCTTTAGGTAGTTTATCTTCTACTTTGTTATTCTTAGCTTTCGGCTTATCGTAAAAATGAACTGTATGTTTTCCTTTTCCGATTCCTGCTTTCCTATATCCTTTAGGTGCCGCCATTATTTATCTCCTTTACTCCATATAATGCGATGCAAGCCGCATCAGCATAATCTTGTTCAGGGAATTCATCTCCCCACTTTTCTATTGCATATTTCATTATAGCATCTTTTGTAGCTTTACCACTACCAATTACATTTTTCTTCCAAGTACCATTATCTACTAAAGAAACAGGTATGTCACTTAGACATATAGTTCCCCAAACAGCTCCCACTACTTCTGATAAGGTACGCACTACATTTCTGTTTTGTGCAAATATGGGTTCTTCTATCATAGCGTAATCTATAGTGTCTATATCTATTTCCTCTATCAAGATTCTGGCAAAGTTATCCATTAACTCTGGAAATCGTTTTTTAAAGGAATCTTTAATATTACAAGTTGCTTTGTAAATAGAAATTAAATTTCCCTCTTCATCTAGTATAACACCATGAATAGCTTTACTAGAAGTATCTAGTCCTAAATATTTCATGATCTACTGTAGAGGTATGTTTTCTTTAATAATCTGTCTAGATATAAGTTTATCAGCAACTCTATCTTCAATTCTGTCTTTATTTACTATAGCTAGTGTTGCTCCGACACCTAATGCCATTGCTCCTACTATAGGTAGACTTTTTACTATTCCCTTTGCTACATCTTTTCTTGTCATCTGTTTTCTCCTATTTAGTTTTTATTTTATTCCCCTTCTAGAATTTTCATACCTAAAGCGATTATACCACCTATAGTTGCTGTAGATACCTCTGGCATCTGTTGAAATAAGCCAACTACTGATAAAGTAGTAAGACACGCTATTGCTAAAAATATTTGTGGTCTAAATTTTCCCATATTAATATAATCCTCTTAGTATATTATACTAAAGTTTAGTCAATTCCTTTAGTCCTAAGTGCTACAATTCTAGAAACTGTGTTCCAACACTGGGTATAAAGTCTTAATCGCCCTTCTTCATAAGTTTTAGCAGCTTCCATCTCGGTCATAGTTTTGAATAAGTCTGCTAAACCCTTATTAGTACTCATAATAATTCCTCTTGCTTCGTCTCTAGTAGGTTTTTTACCAGTAGCTTCCTTCATTACTTGAGCAAATGCTACATTATATCCCTCATCAAATTGAGCGTGCATAGCCCCTAGTCTCATTTGATGGCTAGCTACAATCTGTTCGAGTATAGCTTTATTCCCCCCATAGATAGCAAGATAAGCCTCCAGCTCTTTATTACTCGCACCATTAACTTCTCCAAAGTCTAAGATTTCATCAGCATTTTGATTTATCTTTACCCATGGTACAGGATGATCTTTGCGTTCCTGTTTTGCAAATTCAATTGCATCTTGATATCCCCATCGTTTCTCCATTAATCCCTCCTATTTTTACATTTACAATACCACATACCTGTACATTCTTCAGGCTCTATAGTCATTGCCATTATTTTTTTACATCTATCTAATATATCTTCCCAGATTTTTTTATCTCTGTCAACTTTAAATGCTTTTAAATTTTGATCATTTTTATTTTCATATAAAACCACACCGTAATCTCTGTCAGTTAAGTTAAGATATATCTGTAACTGTATTAAGTGTTCATGTTTAGGGGCTTCTTTTAATTCTTTAAAGTCTTCATCTTTTATAGTTTTAAGTTCTAGTAAAGCTTCTTCATATTTATCATGCTTAATTATGAAGTCAATTCTCCCTGATATAGGTGGATCTTCATTTTTTATAGATACTTCATCATCAATATATAGTTCTGCTTTTTCTAGATACTTTTTCATACGCCCTTCAAACGTACCTCCGTGATCAAAGATTCTTTGAATTCTAGGTTTAATAGTATCCCAATCTAATAATCCATTATAAGCCATGTATAAATATTTATCACAAGGGTTTCCGAATACTGATGGGTAAAACTTCCCTTCACTTGGAGGTCTATTTTTTCTTTCTAAGACATTATCAATAGATTTCAATAACCATCGGTCTTGATTCTTAGTTCGTTTAGTAGTTTTTTTACTAGTTATATAATTTTTAATCGGGTCATTTATAGATTCAATTCCTGCCATAATCTTTCCTTTATATCTTTATATGTTTTTTCTTTTATATGCCAGATTTCATACCCAGCCTCTTTTAGATACTCATCTCTCATAGCATCTCGTTTTGCAAAATGTCCAAAAGGACCATCTGCTTCTATTATAACATTAATTTCTGTTACTATAAAATCAGGTATATACTTACCTACAGGTGTTTGCCATGTATATCTAAGCCCAGTCTCATCAAGCACCCTCGCTATCAGCTTTTCCTGAGAGGTATGACTCTTCCGTGTCATTTACTAACTCCTTATATGCTTCAGGATTATTTTTAAACCAGTCTACAACTTTAGTTATACCCTGTAGTTTTTCATCTTTATAATAATACCATGCCGAACTTTGTTTAATTATATTTTCTTCTAGTGCCATACGAATATAGGTTTCTACTATGTCTATTCCACCATCATGTTTAAATGGGACAATAGCTTCTTCAAACTTCTCTCCACCAAACTTATCTTTTAATAATCTAACATTAATTTCAAATCCAACTCTATCACTCATCTTTGCAGGAGTACTTGCTCCCTGTTTTAATATCCAAGATCCTCTAGTAAAGTGCATGCAACAGTGAGTAAAATACTTTTGACCTTCTCCACCGGGCATTGTATCCATAAGTTGTACATTACCCATAGTTCCTCTAGTCTGATTAATAGCAACTAAAGCCCCACCGTGTTTAAGTTCAGGTATAAGTCTCATTAGCATCTGATTCCATGTTCTAGATTGCCAACCTATAGGGCTATATCCAATGCCTTTTTCATTTGTAAATATATCTGAGGGAACTAATCCTGCGACACTATCTACTACTACAATATCAGCTCCATTTTGTAGAGAACTTCTTATTGCTTTAAAGGCTTCTTCTGAAGTATCTGGATTATACAACACCATTTCTTTAGTATTTAAACCACTTTTAGTCATCCAATCGGAATCCCATGATTTTTCTAAGTCTACCCATACAGCTACCCCACCATCTTGTTGTACTGACTTACATAGTTGAGATGCTACATATGATTTACCCGATGAAAAACCACCGAATAAAAGAGTAAATCTTTTTCTAGGTATACCCCCATTAGTAATCTTATCTAATTGAGGGATATTAAAAGGTATTTTACTATACTCGAAACTAACATCGTCTCCTCTAGTAGCTTTAATTTTTTTATCATTTAATAAATTTTCAAAGATTTCTTTTGAACTTGATTTCATCCTAAGTCATCACTCTCTTCATATATATCATCAATTAATAATTCATCTCCCTTATCAGTTCGTTTATCTATAAGTCTTTTTTGTATTCCTTCTGCCCATCCCATGCAGGTTGCCCCACATTTTATAAGCTCATTATATAGTGATGGTACATTTTTATCAGAAACTGCTT